AACAATCTTGTTTGCCTTATCAACAACATAGAAAGAACCGTTCTCTCCGTAAATCATACCTGTTTCTGCTTCCTCAGCTGTCATAGGGAAATGAGAAGCAAAAACTGCGGGATCAAGCTCGCACTGCGCTTCAATTCTGCCATCACGAGTAAATGATACCTGGTTAGGCTCAATCTGGCCATAACCTCTACAATCAAAAAACTTAATTGCCATTACTTATTACCTCCATTCTTATATCTATTTAAGAGTCTAATGACACCTGATTCAGTTTTACCATTGTCAGGATTGCCACCTTTAAAAATAAGACCGCTATCCTCTCTCTCAGCAAAAATTGTAGGATCTGCGTCATAAGCAGCTGTACAAACTTCCTTCTTAAAATCTGCAACTTCAAAACTATCCATTGCATTCTTAAAGTTTTCAATTTGTTCGTCTGTTAAATGTGCAGAGAATTCATTAATAATTGCAGTCTTCTTTTCAGTTTCAACGTTCTTCTTGAAAGTTTCAAGAGATTCGTTCTCACTAATAATGTTATTTTTCTCATCCTCTAATCTAACATTTTCAGCGGTTAAGTCAGAGATTTGAGTTTCATATTCAGTGATCTTTGCTCCTTTCTCAGAAATAATAGCTTCAATAGCAGTCTTCTCACTTTCAAATTCAGCAACTTTGCCCTCAAGTTCTGTCTTTTCTGTAGTCAAGGTTTCCTTTTCTGCCTCAAAAGCAGTCTTTTCTTCTTCTAATTCACTTACCTTACCTTTAAGAGTAGTATAAGCTTCTTGTGCTGCCTCGTAAGTTCCACTAATTGCCTTCATAGCCTCAAGCGCAGAATATTCAGAAGCCGTTACATCAGTAATTTTAACATCAATGATTTCACCAAGAGTTATATTATCGCCATCTTTGGTATAATAAGCTCTATGATAACCAGTTTTGTTTACATATAGAGCATAATCATCATAAACGTCAGTTACGAAACCATTAAGCTCCCAATTACCCTCCTCATTAAAATTAGGGTTAATAAGGTCAAATAGAATATTTGCCTTTTCATTGTCAGAAAGTCTAAACAATGTCTTGTCCATTTTCTCACCTTCCTCCTTCTTAATAGTGTTATCAAGTTGTTTAATATAATTTACACAGTTTTGTAAATCTTTGCATAAGCTAAAGAATGTAGAGCCTTCAAAACAAGGTTCGATATCTCTACCTAAAGTTTGAAGCCCCACCAAACTTCCTTTTAAAAAATAGAAATAAGGTTTGCCATCACTTTCGCTAATTCTCCACTCTCCTTTTAAGTTAGGACGAAAGATTTCCATTGACTGTGATTTACCAGGTATTAAGCTTGCTTCTGGATAAAGTCCTGTAAAAAGATAAACGTCAGCAGTTGCATACTCTCGTTCTACACCATCTTCATCTACATGCTTTTCCCAAGCAAAATGATGAGTTTCTGGAACAATACCATAAATCCTACCATCAGTATTGTCTTCTCCGTGATCCTCAAAATCAACTTCTCCATAATTAAAAATACCTTTAATTGGAGCATATGGGAGAGATGAAATTAATTGATTTGCAAAATCGTCTGATATATATGTACGATTTCTATTCATGCCCTTATAAAAAATTCGAACCCTACATTTAGAAATCGTATCTGTAACAGTTTCTACGTTACCATATGTAGTTACATCAAAATTTAAACATACATCATCAAAATTAGTTACACTCATTTTTCTTCTTCACCTCCGCCATTATTTGTGTCTTCTTCTCCTCTTTTCCTTTGGTTTCTTCTGCATTACCTGCTTTTTCTACTCCTTCCTTTTCAGTATTCGCTGTTTTTGTTGTGGCAGCAGTAATTGCATTTGTTTTACCAGACTGAGTATATGCAGATTGTAGTGGCTTAAGAGATTCATCAAGTTCAAGCAATTCATTTTCAAGTTCCTTAAGATCTGCAAGACTTGTTTGATCAACACCTGTAGAAAGGATTGGAGTTAAGAAGCTATATCCAAATGCTGCTAAATCTTTCGCCTTCTTTGTGTATTCAGCGCTATTATAGTAGCTAATTGGTAAAATTAAAAGTTTAAATTTTAGCTTTTTTGAGCTAAATTTATTGTTAATTAATACAGTGAAAAAATGAGCAAATTTCTGTCCAAGAATCATCATCATAGCTAAGTCGTTATTCAAAGAATATAGTAGGCCGGCATCTGTAGATGCACAGAATAATTCTTTTGAAACGCCCGCCGCTTCATAAATTAAATCTTTAACTGAATCAATAGTTGTCTTCTCATCATCACCACTACTTAAATCAATTAAATCAATATCATTATAAGTTGTAATAACATCAATATCTGGATTATCCTGTAGCATTGAAATAACGCCTTCGTGCATTTCTTCTGCTTCATCAGGCTCAAATACCAATTTCATTCCATCTGTTCCAACTTTTTGAACAAGAATACGTCCTAAAGCTTGAAGATTTCTTTTCTTGTCAATCTCTTTATAATCATCTAAATCGTCAAGTAAAGGAATTAAATCCATAAAAAATGGCTTCTCTTCAAAATATGAGAAATAAATTCCCATCTCGGCAGGAAGAAAAATCCATGCATCGCCATTATTATGTTTATAATTATAATAACTTTTCTGAATTATTTTTGGATAAGTTTGAAGAATTTGTTTTCTTAAATTTGCGTCAGTAATTGTATCAAAGAATTTCATACTAAATTCTACAATATCAATATCTTGTTGATTCTTAAAACGACTACGACAATATTCAAATGGCAAATCTTGAATTGCAATATATTCACCATTATCATGAATTAATCCATAATATGCTCCTTTCACCAAAATATCTTTTGCAAATAAAGCACATTTTCTTTCAATTTGGAAAGAAGCACAAAAGTCTGCCGCTTCATCATATTGGTTAATAATTTTTTTATCTTTTAATTTATCTTTTCTATTTTTCACATGAGGAACAAGTAACCAAGAATAAGCTAAAAGTGTTGCATAATGTAAAATAATTCTTTTATAAAGACCACTCACAGAAAAGAAATGTTCAGATAGTGCTGCTCTTTCTATAGCATCTCCTCTTTCAACAATTCTATGAATTTCATCTTTTGTATATAACCTATGCCGCTCTCTCGGACTTTTACTGTCTGACTTTATATATGCGCTTTTAGATGTTGCAATCATATCAGAAATTGCCTTCTTAAAAGTTGTCACTCGCTGTTGTAAAAGTTTTTCCGAATTTAATTCTGGATCAAATTTTTCATCCACTTATTTTCCACCTCCGCATTTAAAGAATGTAAGTTTTCTTTTACCTCCTAAACCTCTGTTGCGGCGGCAAGAATTCTTTTCGTTCTCCATTTCAACCATGCGATAAACTCCCATCTCTAAAGCAGAAAACTTATCTTTTAACATTCTTTTATTAATTTGCTCTACAGCAATTTGGTTGCTTACACCAGTAGGTTTAATCTTTAAGTTCATAATCTCATTAATGAGAATTGAAGTTAATTCATGAGGCATCAGACGAGCAATTCTCTGTTCTGGCTTCATCCTTTGACCTATTTTGGTTGCCATCAATTTTGTCTTAGCTTCCTGTTCAGAAATCAAGAAATTTACACAACCAGAATATATTTTAGCATACAATGAGGAGTGCATATCACTATTCATTTGGCCATTAGCTTTTACACCATAAAGAATTTTAGCACAATTACGAGGTTGAATATTATCATATTCATTTCTATTAAAGAATCCGTAGGCCGACAAGAAAATATTTCTATCTGAATCAAAAGTTTCTTTAATCATACAATCTGCAAAAGCAACACCAAGACCATTAATATCTATGACAACCTCCTTTGGATTGAAACGTTCAATTAAACGTTTTAATTCCAAAACTTGTCTGTCAAAAACTTTTTCATTTTCATTTTTTCCGAGGATATAAATATTAACTAAATTACAACGCCAAGCATCGTCTCTTGGAAATACTTTTAAAACAGTACATACTGTTTGACAGCCTAAGCGTGCTACGTCCACTGATAATAAGTAGAAAGATTCAATATCATCTCTAATAATTTCGTGCGTTTCTGGATTTACTAAACGTCTATGAGCCAAAAATTTCTCATAATCAAACCAAGCTTCATTTGAACTTCCTACAAAACGGCTCATGTATTCCTTAGCAAAAGAAGATTCACTAAAAGTTTGAGAAGTTTTGATTTCATTTAAGAAATCCTTAGGCAGTAAGCCGCATTGCATTGGTACTCTATAATCGCAACCAAAAATAAAGGCTTTATTTGGATTAATAATAGAAAGTTCTAGCATTTCGATTGCTTTATCATAACAATAAGTATTTTTATCTGATGCAGAACTCATCCAAAACTGAACTTGTTGATTTTCATTGGGGTTCTGAAGTCCATTAACCATTTTTCTATTAACATTCATAAGTGGCAATACAATATCATTTAAATCGTCTGCATCATGATCCATTTATACCCTCGGTTTCCCGATATTTATTAGGGGATTAGACTATACCATCAGAGTTGCTATTATAGTCGTTGAACGTCCCTCTCAAAGAGAGGTTTCGATGCGTTTGATTACCCAATCCTTAATGATTTTACCATACCGACTCCGTTACTAGTCGCCGCGACAATATCGCTATTATCGTTTGGTTATTAAGGCTCTAAGGGACTCCCCGCAGTTTAAGCAATTTTAGACCCGCAAGTCATGATGCATATTTTGTTATTAAATTTGTATATTTCTTTTTAATTTTTGTTTTACTATATTTTTGTAGTTCCCATTCTTTGAAATAAAACTCTCCAATTTCTAAAATTTTCTGCTCAGACAGGTTTTTATATTTTTCCTTTATTTCTGTTCGACCATTACCTGTCATTAAATGGAAAATAAAACCTTTAGTTAAATTAAAGTGTTTTAAAATCGCCTGTTCAATTCCCCTTCCATATGAAGAAGCAACACACATAATTTTTAAAGTATCTTCATCATTAGGCGAATTTCTTTTAGCTTTTGGAGGATTATTTTTTATATCCATTTTTTGTTCAAAATCCTCTATAAAAGTATCTTTTATTTCAGGAGCCAACTGCAATGCTTGTTCTCTAAAAGTATCATAACTTTTATCTCTTACTATTGCCGATATACAACTACTATCTACCCCTAAGAATTCTCCTGTTCTATTTGTCATACCTTTATATTTTTTATTCCCAAAATAAGCAAAACAAAATTGATCAAAAGTTAGTTTACTTCTTGTATCTCCACCTGTTCCGCCTTCTGTTAAGTTGTATCCATGCTCTCCAAAACTACCATAGTATTTAATATAATATATTTCCATATTATCTAATTCTTCTTTTGTTAAATTTTCGTAAGTAATTTTTTCAAAATAAAAATTCTCTGATTTATAATAATTATATGCTGCTTGAAGTTTTGGATTTGGATGTCTATTTTCAGAAAGTTTTAATAAATGCTCATTTTTTCTTCTTGAAAAGTTTGTTGTCTGTCCAACATAACGCTCATTTGTGACCTTATTGATGATAAAATATATATAGCATTTCATCTTTCTCACCTCATATATAAGGTAAAATTTCATCAAAAAATGTATAATATTTTCAGATTTTTACGGGTCTCATCAATTAGGCCACCGTGCCTACGTCCGCCTCGTTGAGAATTCAAGGCTGAAACTACGTCAAATACGGAACCGTTTCTAAATGTTAATCTCACATAATCGCCACCAAAATTTCCGTCTCCAACAATCTCTCTTTTAAGAATAGGGAATAAATCCCAAATTTCGTAAATCTTCTCTCTAGCAATCTTGGCAGATTGTGATTTACCAGGAGCTACGATAAAGAATTTACCCTTTGGTTTAAATATACAAAGTAAATATAGTGCTAAAATAGAAATAAAAGACTTTGAAAATGCACGAGGAGCAATAACAAAAAGACGAGCATATCTCATTGTTAATCTTAAGAATAGTCTTTGATAGAAAAAGAGTTTAAAATGAGAAGTACTCGGAGTGATTAAATCAATAAATAAATCTGGATAAACACTCCATAAATTACATATTTTCTCATAAAGTCCTTTATTTCTGTCAATTCTTCTTTCAGTAATAATAGCGCCCTTCTCTAATTCAATTCCATTCTTATAGAATTTCTGAGTAGCATTCTTAATAATTATATGTGTAACATTCAAGATTTACTTA